GTAGATGAGTTCTTTGAGCACCCAAAACCTAGAAATGACGATGTGATGGATGCGTTATACTATGCAGACTACTTTGCTAAAGCTCCTAAAAGTACAAGAACTAAACGAGAATCATTACTAAATGAAGAATCTAGTCCAGTAAGACGTATGAAGAAAAAAGCATATAACTGGATGACTGGATCTAGGGCATAAAAAATATTATTTGTCTTTTGTTTATGTATGACTTATATTTAAATTCAAATCCACATGCCACGATATTCTAAAAGATCAAAAGAGAGATTAGCATCCTGTGATGAGCGTTTACAGGAAGTGTTTAATGAAGTAATCAAACATGTAGATTGTTCTGTCCTTGAGGGACATAGGAGCAAAGAAAGGCAAAATAGATTATATGACGAAGGTCGTACAAAAGTTAAGTATCCTAACGGTAGGCACAATATTAGTCCTTCTAAAGCCGTTGACGTTACCCCTTATCCTGTGGATTGGGAGGACAGGGAAAGGCAAACACTATTCGCTGGTTTTGTTATCGGCATTGCTCGTGGGATGGGTTACCGTCTGAGATGGGGCGGAGACTGGGATATGGATTTTCAAGTAATGGACAACCGTTTCGACGATTTTCCCCATTTTGAAATAAGAGATAAGTAATGCCAAATACAACAGATACAGTAAAAGCAATTTTAACTCCCGGTGAATTTGTGATTCGCAAAGAAGCTGTGGACATGATAGGAGTTCCCACATTGGAAAAATTAAACGATATGCCAGAAGCAGGTGGTCATTCTGAGATAGATAGACTGATTGCACAGTCTACACTAAAAAATATGACTGGTATGTATGGTGGCGGTATGGTCAATGCAAAGCAGTACGGTACTGGAGGTATGGTTAATCAATATCAAAATGGTGGGAAGGCTATGCCTAACTTAAAACCAGTCCCTGATAATAACCCCGGACTTGCTAAACTACCTGAAGATGTTAGAAATAAAATGGGTTACATGCAGGATGGTGGAGAAGTAGAAGATTCACTTATGGGTATGATGTATGGTGGTAAGGCTAAAAAGAAAAAGAAGTACGGCTATCAAGAAGGTGGTGAAATATTAGGATTAAATATAACACCTGAAAGTGTTTTTCAAGCAGTTTATCAAATGCCAACAGATGATGGTGAAAGGTATTACTTAGGGGAAGCTCAAAGACCTTTACCTAATCTATCTCGTCAAATTTCTATTAAAAGAGCTAGAGATAAAGCTATAAACGCTCCACAAGATTCTATTACGTTTGATATGGCTCAACAAATATTAAACCCTGAAGAAGAAAAAAGTGGTTTTCTTAAAAAGCTTTTAGGTATGCAAGAAGGTGGTGCAGTTCAAGATGATGCTATGATGCAAAATTATTTAATGAATAGAGCTGGAATGGAGTTTCGTAAAAGTCAAGCAGAGCAAGCTAATCCTTTCGTACCATTCGATCAAAGACCTAACCAAGAACCAGCAACTGGTAATTGGGGTCAGTCTGGTGATTACATGAACTCATTAAGGGGTGAGCTAGAAATGGAAAATGAAGAGTTAACTAGAGATAAAATGCAAAACTTTTTAGAAAGATTGAGATTAGATTCTTTATCGGAAAAAATAGAAAGAAGTCCTCAAGACTCTATGAATTATAGAAATACACCACAGCAAGACTATTTTATGAATAAATACAGAGAAGAAATGATAAACCCCAATTACTTTCCAGAAGGTAATTAATGGATCAAGATCCTCGAGCATTACAAAACGAAGAGTTATATCGTCAATGGCGTGACGCTCGTTCTGATTGGGATACTGAAGCTAGAAAAGATATAGACTTTTATCTTGGTAATCACTTTACCAACGATGAGTCTGATGAGTTATCACAACGTAATCAAGCTGACATACCGATGGATAGGGTATCGGCAGCCATAGAAAAATTTAAAGCAGTATTAACATCTAGACCCCCAGCATTTACAATAACCCCTAGAGAAGACTCCGATGTTCAGGTAGCTTCTTTATGGAGAACTATCATGGGTTATGTTTGGCAAAAGTCAGATGGTGACTGGCAAATGAAACAAGCGATACAAGACTATGCTACTACTGGTATGGGTTATTTGTATGCTTACATTGATAGAGAATCAGATTTCGGTAGAGGTGATGTCAAGTTTACTTACCTTGACCCTTTTAGGGTATACGCATCTCCCAGCTCAAGAGATCGTTGGTTCGGTGATTCGGATGGTCTTATCCTTTCTACCATTCTTACCGGTGAACAAGTCGTCAACCTCTACCCTGAATTAAATGATACAGTAGATCCGAACACAGGTGAAGAGATACCGGGTATTATTCGTGAGATATCTGGGTTTACATACGACGATGAGGACTATCCATCTTCTCAAAATAGAAATTCAATGAGTGTGTTTACCCCAGCGGAAGTAAAGGATAAAGATTATTTTCAAGTAAAGAAGTATCAAATATTAGAACGCTTTTATAAAATAAAAGTTCCTTTTTACCGAATCATTGATATGCAGAATCAAGAAGAAGAAATACTTTCTCAAGAAGAGTATGCTAAAATGATGAGTGAGAATGCAGAAGCGTTTGAAATAGGTGCTTATACGGCAATAGAAGTTTTACAGACAAGAATAAAAGTATGTGCTACATTGGGTGAAATTGTTTTATATGAGCAAGTTTTAAATACAGATGAATATCCTATAGTCCCGCTACCAAATATCTGGACAGGTACTCCTTACCCCAAGAGCGATGTATCTAGAGCTAGACCAATGCAGAGATTGCTTAATAAATTATGGTCTTTAGCCCTTTCACATGCCCAAGCGTCAGCGGGACTTAAACTATTAGTGCCATTAGGCAGTGTGGATGATATTGACCAATTAGAGAAAGACTGGGCTAATCCAAATGCGGTAATCGAAGTTGATTCATCACAGGGCGAACCACATTATCCATCTCCACAACCATTAGCTGGAGAGTTCTACAGATTGATACAGCAGTCAGAATTTTATATAGATTTTATTTTTGGATTACCAGAGATGATGCATGGCTTTGCAGATAAAGCTCCAGAGACACATAAGGCAACAGAAAGAATGATTGCTCTAGGAAGTGAAAGACCTAAATCTAAATTGAGAGATGTTGAATTTAGTATTAACAAACTTGGTAAAGTTCTTTATAATTTATCAAAGGGTCATTACACCTATAAAAAGATTTTTAGATTAGCACAACCTAATAATAATATTACTGAAGTTATGGCTAACTTCTATACAGATATTAGTGGTGCTGTCTTAGACTTAAAAAAAGATAGACATATTTTAGATCAACATGATATTAGAATTGAATCAGGTTCTACTATGCCTTCTAGTAAATATGCAGAACTTGCTGTGTATCTTGAGGCATTTCAAATGGGTATCGTGGATCGTTACGAGGTTCTTAAGAAGAATCCAGAAATATTTGACAAGGAAGGTATTATGCGTAGGACTGAAGAAAAGCAATTAATGCAGCAGCAAATGCAAGCTATGTCAGAACAAATAAAGAATTTGCAAGGTGACTTGCAGACAGCCCAAAGAGAGTCTGTCAGTGATAGAAAAAGAGTTGAAGTTGAGAAGTTTAAATCTAGACTTAACGAAGTCAATTCTGAATCTAAAGCAGATAGAAGGGTAACACGTAGTAAACTAGAAAACGAGGTGAAGCTCGAGGTGGAGAAATTGGCAAACAATCTGAAAGACGTTCAGAGAGAAGTCAGTTCTACTCCAAAAGCCTAAGAGACATCTAAGGAGAGTATATGTCTACATTAGAACAACAGGAAGCAAGTATCGAAAGCGGAATACAAGGTGGTAATGAATCATTCGTGGAAGATATCGTCAATGAACAGTCTATCTCACAAGAGGTAGATGCAAACCAACAGGAGTTTCAAGAACAAGCCCCTGCTGTAGATTTTGAAGCAGAGTCAAAAAAGTTTCAGTCTATGTATGATCGGTCACAAGCCGAGAATGCTAAACTGCAACAAGGTGCTCAATTACTTCAGCTACTAGAGCAGCGACCTGATCTTGTAAGAACTCTTGAAGACGGTATAGCTAATCCACAAGGTCAAAACCAGAGCACTCAAGAAGTAGCTCCCGCAGTAGATGACTTTAATCCTTGGGATGCCTTTACAAATGAAACTTCTGAATCAGGTAAATTTGTTGATCAAAAGATCACAAGTAAAGTTGATCGGTTAGTATCTGAAAGGTTAGCCCAGCAACAGCAACAGATGCAGGCTGAAATGCAACTGCAAAATACAGTTGGTGAGTTACGCAGAAATTATAAGATGTCAGATAATGACATTCAAGATTTTATGCAGTTCACTACTAAACCAAAAGAGCAAGTAGGTTTAAATAACTTAGTAAAGCTCTGGCAGATGCAAAACGGTAATTCTGTTGCTAATAACGATACAATGGAAGCGGTAAACGCAGCTAAACAAGCACCCAGAACTGCTGGTGTCTTACAGGGACAAGCTCCACAATCCCCTAAAACGGATTCGGATAAAATCTTTGAAAGCATTATGGGTTCTGGTGCTGGAGCAGCTTTACCATAATAATAACAACACATACTAAGAGGTATATAAATGGCAATATCATATAATACTGGATCTTTAAAGTCCAGCGATATAACAGCTACTACTTCTGATGCTGGTACTGGTGCAGGGCAAAGACCTGATAGAAGACGGATTTTTA